CAGGTGTGGGGTGCGGTTGATCCATTATCTACGCAGTCATTAGGAGAATATGATTATGTTCCAGGTCAAGTGTGGACTTATGATACTGAAATTGTAACTGTTCCAAGAGATATTTATAGACCATCCATTAAAGCAATTAAAATTAAAAGCGCAGGCTCTGTTTATAATAACCATATCATATTTTATTATAAAGGTAGCGACATTAGAAATTATCATGGCAAATTAGTTATTGTAGGAAAGAAATTTGTACTTGATGAATTTGGTATTGATGACATTAAATACTTCTTTGGAATTTATGAGAATGCTAGAGGTAAGATAAATATATTAAACCCAGATCCATTTGCAAAAAATAAGATTGTTACTGAAGATATAATAGATCCTTTATTTATATCTCCTGTAGCTGCAATCATTGATCCTATTCTTACAAAAAAATCTAACAGAGTAAGATCCGCAATAATTAGAAATGATATTCAAGATAAACTAAATGAAGTTGAAAAAACTTTATTTAAAACAAAAGAATTATTATTAACATTAAAAGATAAGAAAAAAAATAGTGTAACAAAAGACAAATATAATCAAGTATTAGGTCAATATGAAAGATTACTTACAAACTTAGATAGCAATAGTAAAATTGTAGAATTTAAACATCATACTAAGAAAACAGCATGACAACTAAAAGTCCATTATTTTTAAGAAAAAAAGAAGTTTGCTTAAGATATGGAATTCCTGAAAGCTCATTAAAACACATGGTGTCTGCTAGATATAAATATCAAAAGCCTCCGCATAAAAAAATAGGTAGAACAAGTTTTTATGGCCCAACAGATCAATTAGACGCTTGGTGGAACTCTGATTTAACTGGAATTAAAATAGAGAACAACATGGCGAATACGGCGATCAAAGCAACTAAGTTAAAATTAGCTAAGTAGAAGTTTTAAGTAGTCAAGGCTGACTACATCAATAGACAAGTTAGACATAGGAGATTACATAAGCTCTTATGACAAACGCAAATATAATTTTAGATAATAATACAAAAATTTTAGATCCTCTTGCAGAAGCTAAAAATATTAATCCTCCATTTGCAATAAAATTAAAACTTTCGCACCATTCACCTACTCAATGTTTAATGCCAGATGGTCCATACATTTATAGATATGTAATCTGCGATCAGACAACTAGAAGATTGTTTGAAGGCAATTCTCAAATGGCTGCAGGCGTTGCGGTTAACAATGCTCTTCAATGGCATCTTGCTGATATTCTTTGGAAACTAAGCCCAGCAAATAAATTATCTCCTACTAATCATATTAAATTAAAAAAAGATTTAGCTGTTCAAGCGGCGATGGATGAATTCAAACAATACAAGCCTGTTAACGATAAAGATCAAATAAAAAAAGATCATTATCTTGAAACTCTGCCTGTAACAATTGAAAACGCTTTCCAAGCAATTGGAAAATTAGCTAAGGTAGAACCTGTTACTTGTGAAAATTATGTAACGATACCTGGTGATAGTCTTTCTCTCTCTCTTGCTATCATTGGTCGTTCTGATTTTGAATTTGGTAATTTTGGCTTCAAGTCTTTGGCAGCTGGTTCGTTAACTTCATCTCCTAGTGCTGCTGGATCCTTTCTTCTTGAACTCAAAACATCATGGTCAAGACCAGGCAAAGCTAAAAAAGATGGTTCTTTGTCGTTCGCATCTTCAAAAGCTCCTGCCTTAGCTTCTCAAAATCATTTAATTCAAGTTGCCTTCTATGCAGCTGCTTATGATTTTAAAATACCAGTTAAACTTTTATATGTAACAGAACAAGACACAGCTTTGTTTGATAGCAGTAATTGTGAATGGTTAACTGTTGAAGGATTAAAGAAAAATTTTAAATATATTTTAAATGTAGCAAAGCGAAGAGAGCGTATGTTTGCACGCTATCAAGACTTACCAGTCGAGGAAATAAAAAAATCTTTAATTGCTGATGTTGATCCACAATTCGATCATCCATTTTATTGGAACATCGGCAGAGAATTTAAAGATCACGCTAAGGAGTTATGGAATGTGTGAAAACAGAATTAAATATGTTGGTTCATTAATATTAGAGGACCGCATACTTCGCAAACAATTAAGACGTAAAAACATTTTCTTAACAATAACAACACTAACAATAGGAGTAATAATAATATGGCTGATAAAATAATTCAAACCATTAGCGATTTTAAGAACAGTCTTAATGGCCAAACAATATCAATTCATGGAAAGGATTATGCTACAGTTGCTCATCGTATAGCAATTGTAAGACGTAATCTTGGATCTGATTTAGATATAGTAACTAAAATAATTCAACTGGATAATGATAAAGCTGTTGTCCAGGCTGATATATTCCTAGAAGGAAAGCACGTTAGTTCTGGTTTAGCAGAAGAGTTTAGATCTGCATCAAGAATTAATCAAACAAGCGCACTAGAAAATGCTGAAACATCAGCTGTTGGTCGTGGACTTTCATTCCTTGGAATAACAAACGATCAGATTGCTTCTGCTGAAGAAGTTAGTCTGGCTATAGAACAACAAGATAAACAATTACAAAAGGCTTTAACAGAGCTTGAAATAATTTCACATCTTGGAGCCTATAAATCTTGGCTGTCAACTTACAAACCTTCCTTTCAACAACTGAAAGAGAAAAATCCATTATCTTACACAAGGTTCATGGAGAAGTTTACAGCAATAAAAACAAACCTAACAAACAAAGGAGTTAACCTGAATGGTTGATACGAAAAAGAAAAATTTAGGAATTGCAGTTCCTAAATCAGATAAGAAAAATCCTAACTCATACGATCTGTCAGGATCTATAGATATTTTAGGAGTTAAATATAAATTTGGTGCTTACAAATCTATAGCTAACGGTGAAGGCAAAATGCCTAAAGGATCTGAATATTATTGGTTCCATAGAGTTGAAGTTGCTGATGACATTAAAGCAACTGTACAGGCATCGTTTGATCCAAATGAATTGGAGAAAATGTAATGGACACAGATAAGTTTAAATCGGTTGCGATCAATATGGACACTTACAAACGTATTGAGGAGCTTGCGTCTAAACGATTTGAGCTGCCAATTAGTATGAGTAAAACAATTGAGTTTTTTATTAAAGAAGCTCACCAAAATTGGAAACCAAATGGAAAACAGCAATCTAAGTAAAAGATTGAACTCCATTCGTAAAGAAAAGGAGCAGGAGTACGGATCATTCAAAGATAATATGAAAGACATTTCTGTTATCTGGTCCGCACTTCTCTCCGAACTTTTAAAGCAGAAATTATCTCCGCACCATGTTTGTCTTATGTACACAGCAGCAAAGTTAATAAGAGCAGCGCATCAATATAAAGATGACAGCTACATCGATGCACTTAACTACTTAGAACAAGCAAGAATGATGCACGAGCAACATGATTTACAAGAATTTACAGAAAGATTTTAAACCTATGAGCATTATGGAATTTAAAGCTAATTTAGAAATTTCTTACAGAGATACTACCGATAATAAAAAAATAGAAAAACTTTATAAAATTTACATTAAAAATTATGAAAAAAAATCTTAATAACATTTATGTATTTCCAGGAGTAGTTAATCCCAAAATACAAAAGGTTGAACTAGATATGACTTCAACAGAGGAAAGACTTAATTATATATTTAATTTAGACGATTACGAATTTGGCGCTCAAAACATTACACAAAAAGATTTAGAAATCCTTGCTGATTATGGTGATGTGATGAACTTTACTGGTCTAGCTGCAAGAAGATTAATTTCAGTCTTAGCCATGACAGTTGTCAGAACTGAAGAAGCAATTAATGAAATTGAAGAGGAAAATTCATGAGAAGAATTTATAAAACAATAATAGGTGAAACTGTTTTTTTAAATAATGAAACAGGCTATTGCAAAAGATTAGAAGGCACTCCTTGGTACATTAAAGATTTAAACCATACATCAGGATATTTTTTAAGAATAGGAAATACATTTAAAGAGTTTCCTGCTGCTTGTTTTGAAAACACAGCGGTTGCTTCAAAGGAGTTCGATTTCAGTAATGTTAAAGAACAAATTAACCAATTTAACCAGGAGGTAAATTATGCGAAAGCAAATTCATCAAACAGCTGAAGATCAATTAAATAAAATGATCGGAGCAAATCTAAGATACTGCAGAGTACTTAGAAAACTAAGTATGACTGATGTGGCCCAATTTATAGGAGTTACACATCAGCAAGTTTATAAATATGAAACAGGTCTTAACTCATTAACTATCTTTAGACTTAAACAGTTTGCTGATTTTTTTAAAGAAGAAATAAAGAACTTACTTAATCCTGATTACATATCAATTATGTGTAGATTGGTTGAAGCTAACTTCTTTAATACTTCAGAAACAGAAATGAAGATTGGATCAGTAGATCTAAGCACCATGTCTGATCTGTCTAAAAATGTAAAAGTAAAAGATTTTCAAAATACAACACTACATTTAAAATTTGCAGGAGCTAACAATGGCAATAATTAAAGTTGATGATGTTGAGATTGAATTTCAAAAGCAACATCCAGAAGTAAGCTCTAAGTGGTGTGTATATATTAAAGTAAGAAAAGGCGATCATCAAAAATTGTTAGCGATGATTATGACTGACAATATGCCTTTCACTAACTTTACAAATAACCAAGGTAACATCGTAATTAAAACTGATGCAAACACAGTAACAAGGATATGTCAGTAATTGTGAAAACCAGTACAGGCAATTGTGATTTTATTTTGGAGCAAGAATATCCAGATGAAGCTGCAGCTACGGCCCAGGCTGAAGAAGGAAAGAAAATAAGTGGTGCAACGTTTTTAAACGTAAAAGTTTTTAACGTTAAATATAAAATTAAACAGGCAATAGATGTTGGAAATAATACAAAACCTTCTTTGGATTGAAATGTTTTTGATAGTAGCGATGTTGTTACTGTATTTACTATGGAGAAATAATGATTGAATACGACAGCAGAATATTAAGGTTAAAAAAACAATACCAAGGATTGTCTAGGCTTATGACATCTATAAGTGATTTATATATTTATGGAGTATATCCGCAGAACTATCCAAATTTATCTGTAGTTTT